GTCGACCAGTGGGTTGGAATCATCCTTAACAAGGATTTTATCCATGGATGCCATAATCAGGACTCCGAGGTAAAGTTAAAAGACCTCCATCCTAGAGGCGGCATTGCCGCATAGAGAGGAAGGACCGGTGGGCGTCACAATGCCTTGAACAAAGGTAACGCCCGGTTGAGGAGTTGGTGAGCTAGCGCAATCGCATTTCCGATCCTCCGACCTTGAACTGCCCCAGCGACCCTAATGGAGGGAGCTGGAACAGAGAGGGAGGGGGGCAAGGTGCGAGTGAGCTGTTGAGTCCGTAAGTTGATATCGGGGACTTTAATCCCTTGCATGCCATAGGCATTTAAAGGATCGTCCACGACTTTGCCACTCGAAACGAGTTCAAAGTAATCGGACAGCATAAAACGCCCCTTCAAGAAGGGGATCTGTCCTATCAACTCCAGATACGTACCGATTGGAATGAACCAATCGATAACGAACGAGTATGGGATTCGCTCCCAAAGAATACTCGCAGGGTTTGCAAGACCCATCTGGCGGAACGCAGAAAGTTCCTCATACGCCTCATACGTATAAGTCTTGCTACGTAAAGCCGAGGCTCTACTCCGAGCATAATTAGTCGGAATGTAGAGACCCAGTTTCTTGCGATGGGTGGCCTTAATAACCACCTGCCTAGGACCATTAGACAGAGCTTCAAAGGCTTTAGCAGCCTCGAAGGTATCTTGAATGGTGGGCTCCCAGGCATATCGCATCTCAAGGAACCTGCCCGAGAAGTCCTTAGTGGTCAGCGAACGCTGAGCACGAGGGGACGGGGGAGAGGCACCAAATCGGCGGGCAAACGAACTAAAGTTTCCCTTAGCAAGATCACCAAAGCCGAGTCCAACTGTTTTGATAGTCGAAATGACTCCCTCCGAGAGCTTATCTACTTCGGCCAAAGACACACCCACATTAAAGGAGTGGCCTTTGACTTTTCCGAGAAGCTTAGCAAGGAGTTTATACTCATCCTGGACTGTCCAA